GGATTGCGTCCTGCTTCCATTCTTACACCACGTGAGGTTATCGAATGGAAAGAGCTCTCAGATCGTGTTTCTTATGACGGAGATCATTCTGTCGATGTGAAAGATCCTTCCACTGGAAAATACGTTGAAATGTTTAACTGCGTTGCCCAGGATAAAAAGGAGGAGTCTCGTTCTGAAGAGACCGTCACGATCGTTTGCGCTTGTGGGAAAATTAAACCTAAGCGCGCTCGTGTCTGCCGCGTTTGTTTCGAACGTGGGGCACTTGTTAAATGCGTTGGATGTGGTACTGACACCACTGTTCTAGCTCAGTATAAGAGCCATCCTTTGTGTCGCAAGTGTCGTTCACATGATACGGTCAAACCATTGATCCAAGAATCAACCGAAGAGGTTGCTATTTCTGGAAATCGACAATTAAGTGCCAATGCCATGTCTAATATAGCGTGGATGGTTACAGATGTCGAAAACAATGTGTTGTGTTGTGCTTTTGAGTTGTCGACTCATGTCATTGTCATTCCTTACCATGGTTCAGTTAAGGCTCTGTATGACAAGGGAGCAAACATTATCCTTCACCGTAAACAGTCTAAGTATTCTTTCAATAAAGAATCGAAGAATGTTCATGATTTCATGGTTCGTAATGGAGTCACATTCTATAAGGCTGTTACGATTCCGTTAAATGCCCGTGCAAAGAATGGGATCAAACCTGCAGTGCCAAACTTCACTAATGGTCCCATTCCAGTTCGAATGTTTATTTGTAAACCTGATGAAGATGGCGAATTTGACATTTCGATCAATGCCGGCATGATGACGGTCGACCCACGAAAACCACTAGAGGGTCGTTATTCTATGACAACCGAAGCTGGTGATTGTGGTGCGATTGTTGTTAACGAAGCTGGTTGTGTTCTTGGTTTCCACCATTGGGGCACAGTCAGTAATGGAATGAACGCTTGTGATCTCTTAACAAAAGAGTTAATTGAAGATCTCGGCCAATTTGGCGGAAGAATGAGCGTTATTTCCAGTGTTCAGGATTTTTAGACGGCCCTCGCATTGATCTCGCGCAGATGATCAGTGATCACGAGGGCGTTTGTGATCTTATGATAGATCCACGACATGTTCGTTATAAATTTACTGGCAATATTGAATCAAGAGGTCGCTTTATGCGCAAAGTGACTCTCAAGCACAACAAGAGTGAGACTCCTCTTGTTCAAAGTTTCTTTCGAGAGCATCCCGAGCTCATGACCTGGAGCCAAGATGCCTGGGATTTGTCCGTTCTGGACATTGATACGTATCGTCAAGATTTCGCTAAAAACGATGGTTATTGTACTATTGACATATCTGACGACGATTTGAAGTTTTGTTATGACTTCAATGTTATGCACAATTTCATCCCATACACTAAAATCACAGCTGAAGAAGCTCGTGACATGTGTCCGAAACAAACTTCCTGTGGTTTTGGATTTCCTTATAAGACGAAGGAGGATTTCCTTTACTCAGAAGAAGGTTGGAATTATACACTGGAGTATGACCGAAGATTAGGCACAGACGATCCTATCTGGCCGATTTGGTCTATCAGTTTGAAAGATGAGTTACGTGAAGTCAACAAAGTTCTTAATCGTGAAACGCGTACCTTTCTAATTCCTGAACCTGCTCATTACATAACGGCCGCCCAATACATGCGTCCTGCTTTCCATCATATGTTGAACCATCCCATGGCAACATACTCAACAGTAGGCATCAATCCGTATTCTCCTCAATGGAATGAATTATTTGATAAGGTGCACGAATTTGAGTTACGAACCGGCAAGAAATGCGGTTTCGATTTTGATGTGTCGCGTCGCGACAGCAGGGTCTATCAATGGGCTTTCCACCTCATGTTTTTGGTGTTGGTTTCGAAATATAAGGATCCCACTGAGGAAGATATTCGAAGAATCAAACAGATTATTAAATCCACTATGCAAAAGATTTGTACCGCCCCTGACGGCTCTAATTGGTTTATTGACCATGGAAATGCCTCAGGATGGTTTGGCACTTGTGATCTAAATGGTTTTGTCACTTTTTGTGAATTATTACTTGCATGGATTCATACTGTTCCAACACACTTAGCTACTAGAGAAGCTTTTCTCGAGAATGTTGTTGTTCAAATTTTTAGTGATGATGGACTTTGTTCAGTACATCCAGATGTTCAACAATATTACAATCCGACTACCATCTCAACTTACCTGCAGACAATTGGTGTGACTTATAAGTTTAATTCTGAAAAAGATTTTGATTTCCACCATACAGATGATTTAGTATTTTTATCTATGTCGTTTAAACATGTTACTTGGTTCGGTAAAAACGCAGTTGTCCCATGTCCGCAACGCGATAAAATTATGGTTACTTTGTGTCGTTATTTAGCGACAAATGATCTCTATGATTTGATCACCATAGTTAACAATGCGCGTATTTTAGTTTTTGCGCGTGATGATTTATTGCAAGCACTGACTAAATTATTAGAACATCTTAAACAACTTCATGGCACTATTGCTTCTCCTGATCATCAACGATTCATCATAGCTATGAATAGTTTTAAGACAGATGATGAGATTAAAGAGATGTACCTCGGTGTTCGACAGGAATGTGTGGGGAGCGTTTCCGACTTTTCTCGCTCTACACCT